GCAGGGGCCAATGCTGCCAAAGCTGAATCAGAAGCTCAAACCGCCTTAGCGAAGAAAGCGACAGATGAAGCAAATACAGCCAAGGATGCATCTGTTATACAAACAGGGTTAGCAAAGAAAGCCACGGACGATGCGAACGCTGCTGCATTGGCGGCTAACAATGCGGTTTCAGGAGTTGACGCAAAAGTGAAAGCTGCAGTTGATGCACTCGTTGCCGGAGCACCGGATGCTCTCGATACACTGATTGAGTTAGCGAACGCCCTGAACAATGATCCGAACTTTGCGGCTACAATGGCAACAGAGTTAGGAAAGAAGCTCAATATAGCTGATATTGTTAATAATCTGACAAGTGGAGGGACTAATAAAGTGCTTTCTGCCGAACAAGGAAAGGCATTGAAAGCAGCTTTGGACTCCCATAACCATGATAGCAGATATGAACTGATAATCACTAAACTGACCGCCTTTAACAAGAATTTCGGTACGACCGCCGGGACTGTATGTGAGGGTAACGATTCGCGTTTGAGTAATGCACGGCCTCCATTAGCGCATACGCATAAGGTATCTGAAATCAGTGATTTCCCTACCTCAATGCCTGCAAGCGATGTACCAGCATGGGCGAAGGCTGCTAGTAAACCTAGTTACACAGCAAGCGAAGTAGGTGCATCTCCATCTAATCACAATCATGCAGGTACTTATGAACCTGCATTTACCAAGAATTCGGCCTTTAATAAGAATTTTGGTAGTGCGGAAGGAACCGTATGCGAGGGAAATGATGCACGTCTAAGTGATACACGTGTACCGAAAGCGCATACTCACAAAAAGTCTGAAATCAGTGATTTCCCCTCCTCTATGCCTGCGAGCGATGTGCCTGCATGGGCGAAGGCTGCTAGTAAACCTAGTTACACAGCAAGCGAAGTAGGTGCATCTCCATCTAATCACAATCATGCAGGGGTCTATCAACCAGCAGGAAGTTATGCAGCGAGTTCGCATAAACACGGAGCAACGGATATTACTCCGGATAGTACTCACCGCTTTGTTACTGATACAGAAAAAGAGACCTGGAACAGTAAGGCTGCGGGAAACCATAATCATGATTCTACGTATCAACCAAAAGGGAATTATGCAGCTTTATCACATAAGCATTCGGCATCTGACATCACGGATGATTCTATACATAGATTTGTAACGGATTCTGAAAAGGCTAATTGGGATAGTAAGGCTGCAGGAAATCACAACCACGATTCAGTATACCAACCTAAGGGTAGTTATGCTGCAAGTTCTCATAAACATACAGCGACGGACGTTGAAGAAGATTCGACTCATCGTTTTATGACGGATGCAGAACGTACAAAACTTAGTGGAATAGCCTCCGGAGCTAATAATTACTCTCATCCGGCTTCTCATCCAGCATCAATGATTGAAGAAAGTACTACAAGAAAATTTATGACTGATGCAGAGAAAACTTTACTAAGTTCTCTCGGAACTAATGCAACTCAAGTAGCTAGTCAAAATTTGGGACAAAACGGATATGTCAAGTATAGTAATGGCTTATTAATGCAATGGGGAACAAGAGCTGGAGCAACGGGGACAACTAGTCTGTATTTCCCTACCAGCTTCTATGATACTAATTATAACGTTTATCTTACTGGAGGGATAAACGTTACAAGTGAATCATTTGTGTATGCTCCGGGTTATGACCCTAAGAATAAGAATAAATCATATTTTAAATTCCTTACCCGTGGAATAAATTCAACTCCGGCTATCGTTTGGACTGGCTGGGATTTTACATGGTTTGCGATAGGTCGGTGGAAATAAATTAAAAACAAATATCATGAAGTATTGGAAACAAGGATTTTATGACGAACCTATAGATGGTTCGGTAGAAATTACAGAAGAACATTATCAGGAGTTATTGGTAGGACAATCGGCCGGGCTACTCATAGCTGAAAGCCAAAAGGGATATCCGATCTTAGTTGTGCACGAAGCTACTATCGAAGAAACCAGAGCGCAAAAACTAAATGAATTGCGACTTTATGATTTATCCGAAACAGTAAATCAATTCAGTATTAATGACGTATTCGGTTGGTTAAACAAAAGTACCCGTGTGGGGCTTATGAACTCAATCAATATTGAGAAAGAAGCCGGACGATCTGAAACAAGTATCTGGATTGGTGATATAAAGTTTATCTTATCAATCGAAAGAGCTATTGACATGTTACAACAGTTAGAATTGTATACCCTTGCGTGTTATGACACGACACAAAGGCATACGAAGGCTATTAGTCAATTAGAGACAAAAGAAGAAATTGAAGCATACAGCTTCAAAACTGGTTATCCCAGAAAGCTCAACTTTTCCGGATACCCTATCGTATAATCGTAGTTTTCAATTTCCTCAATTGTCTGCAATGATCTGACTGCTGCGATGTGAGATTGTGTCACATTGTAGCAGTTGAGTGCATACAGTTCTAAGGCATTCAACATTGCTAAAGCGTTAGGTATAGGGATAACATACTTCACTGCATCATACCACAGGGTTGTATGCGTTTTCCCTACATTTTTCTCAATCGAAATTGAGTTAAATAATCCAACACGTGTGGATTTGTCTAACCATACACTTTCCCCTTCAATTTTAAAAGAATTGACATCGGCCGATTTGTCAAACATCTGTATTTCAGATATTTTCATTTTTCGCACTTCTTCAATGTCGTACTCATATTCTACCAATATTGGGTAGCCATTCTTGCTTTCAACTATAATCAACCCAGCTGATTGCCCTGCTAATAGTTGATTGTAATACTCATCCATAATTTCTACCGAACCGTCTACCGGTTCGTCATAGAATCCTTGTTTCCAATACTTCATAATTTATAATTTAGTTATTTCCAACGTCCTATTGCTATCCAACTATACTTTGCCCTGGAAACTCCTGTTCCTGAACTTGAACCAAAATTTCTATCCATTTTAAAACTACTAATAGTTGGATTAATTAATGGTGTAGCAGTATATACATTTCCATCATAAGCATCTTTAATAATACAGCCTTGGATAATGTAATCAGTATTACAAAAAGAAAGAGGCATGTAAATTGTAACCGTGGTAGCCGTTGAACCAAGTTGCTTCCCCCATTGGATCAACAACCCATTACTTAGTTTTACATATCCATTTTGTGCTTTTTCATTCCATAGATTTTGTGATTCTAATTGTATAGCATTAGTCCCGAGAGAACTTTGCGCAAAAAAGATTATAAAAAAAACTACCAATTTTCTACTAAAGTTATACATTCTTATTTCAATGTTATAATTTATTTCATAATTTCCAACGCCCAATAGCAAGCCAATCAAAAGTTTCTTGTGATAATCCAGTACTCCCTCCAGAGGCGTAATTTCTATTAATACAAAATCGGCTAACTGTTTTAGTTGAATCATCAATAGGTGATGCGGAATAAACACTACTGTCAGATGAAGGCTTGTAAACTGTTGCAAATATCTTATAACTTTTATCAGAAAATGATGTAGGCATAGTTATGGTGTAGCCAACAACTGAAGAACCTGAAACTTTTCCCCATTGGATTAACAGTCCATTTGGAAACTTACAGTAACCATTCTGTCCGAGGTTCTGTGTCGTAACATTGGAAAAATCTTTCAACGCACAATTTGTTCCGAGAGAACTTAGGTGAATTAAACTACATTTTGAGTGATTTCTTTTAAATATTTTTCATTTTGATTTATTTCGTGACAATGCCGTTGATGTTGTGTGTTATATATTATTTTGGCAATGATTCGTCTATCATTTCCTTACTTTTATGCCTATTATTCAATACATTTCTATTTGACGTTTATATTTTAGGATATAATTCTAAGGACATGATAAGTTTATATAATGGTGATAAGGAAATAAAAATCGAAGTAAAGGATGAAAGCTACTCTTATGAAGCTATCATGGGAGAAGATACACTCACTTTGTATTTTTCACATCCGGGGTATATTGAAATTCCAGTTGGCTCCTGGTGTGACTTCTACGGGAAGCGTTATTCCTTGAAGAAGGATAGCAATTTCAAGAAGAACGGTGAACGTAACTTCGAATATACATTGATTCTGGAAACTGGGAAGGCTGATACGATGTTGTGGAAAGTACGCCATACCGTTGATAGAAGTATTAAGTTCTCATATACAGCTAAGGCACACGAACATCTACGTCTACTCGTTGAAAACCTGAACCGTCGGAGTACCGGTTGGAAAGTCGGTGATTGCATTGAGGGAGCGGAGAAAGTAATCAACTACAATCACACTTATATTCTTGACGCTCTCAATCAACTTGCAGAACTATATGAAACAGAATGGCAGATCACTGAAGAAACTGTGAATGGAAAGCAAATTAAGACTATCCATCTGCGTAAAGTTGAGTATAACAAGGAGAACCCTTTGAAACTGTCGTATGGTAAAGGCCACGGCTTCAAGGTCGGTGTTGGTAGGACTTCTGGGGATATACCACCCGAAATAATTTTGGTAGAAACTACAGATCGCAATATTGATTATTCTACATACGGATCTAAATACCTGTTACTTCCAAAGAATAAGACTCTTGTTTACGAAGGGAGAACGTATAAGACAGATGCGGATGGAACTTGTGTCATGCGTGCTGATAAAGAACTTACAACAGCAAAGGAAGAGAGTCTGGACTGTACAGCTATTTATCCTTCCCGTGTTGGTACTGTTAGTTCTGTTATTGAAGTGAACAAGGAGAATAACTTCTTTGACTTTGTAGATAAAGACATTCCTGAAGAATTGAATTTCGAAGATTGTCTCATAGCAGGAGAAACAATGACGGTTATTTTCCAGACTGGTATGCTTACAGGCAAGGAGTTCGAAGTAAAGTATATCCATGAAGCGAAAGACAAGAAAGAGGCACGTCGATTTGAAATTGTTCCGCAGGAAATTGATGGTATTACTATGCCGGAGCCGGAAGTCTGGCGACCGAAGGTTGGTGATACATACGCAGTGTTCGGAATGCAATTGCCGAAGGCTTATATCTGTAACGATAGCACACAAACGGGTGCGAGCTGGGAAGCTTTCAAGGAAGCTGCTAAATACCTCTATGAACATGAAGATAAAGCATTCATATTTACCGGGACATTGGACGGTATTTGGGCAAAGAAACGCTGGTTGGAGATCGGCGGTAAAATAGTACTCGGAGGGTATGTTGATTTCTATGATACGCAATTTCATCCGGAAGGTTCTCTTATCCGGATGATAGGAATCAAACGTTTTGTGAATAATCCGTATTCACCCGAAATTGAATTGTCTAACGAACCGATAGGCACGTCTGTTTCAAGTGATCTGAACAAGATAGAAACTAACGAGGTGACAGTTATTGAGAAGCATAAGGACGCTTTACAATTCACAAAGAGACGGTTTCGTGACGCACAGGAAACGATGTCTATGCTTGAAGATGCACTGTTGAACTTCTCCGGCTCTGTCAATCCGATAACCGTTTCAACTATGCAACTGCTTGTAGGTGATGAAAGTTTGCAGTTCCGGTTTGTGAACTCAAAAACGAATCCGGCACAGATATCTCACAATATTACTTATAATGCCAACACAAGAATTCTGAATGCTCCGGCAGGTATTCTCCAACACATGACGCTAGGAATTAGTGCTCTTTCATCTTCCCACAAGCCCAATGAATATAAGTATTGGGATATGGCTAATTATGATTCTCCGGTACTCATTGACCCTGCAAAGAAGTTTTATCTATATGTTAAATGTAGCAATGAGAATCAAACCGGTACGTTTCTTCTAAGCGAAACGGCTATTAAGATGGAGGGCATAGCAGGATATTATCACTTCCTAGTCGGTGTCCTCAACAGCGAGTATGAAGGTGACCGCAGTTTTGTTGAACTGTATGGATTTACGGAGATTCTGCCGGGACGGATAACTACTGAACAGATAATTTCCCCGGATGGGGAGACGTATTTCAATTTGGTAAAAGGTGAAATAGGCGGAAATATTCAAATTAAAACCGGATCGTCCGGATTGGAAAATCTGTCTGAATGGGAAGCAGCTCACAAAGAAATTGAAGATGCTGGTAAAGCAGCAGAACAGGCCAATAATGCAGTAGAAGGGCTTCATGGTTATGTAGATGGAGTATTTGCCGATGGTATTATTACGGAGGCCGAAGCGAAAGCTATTGAAAAGTATATCAATACGATTAATAATGCAAAGGCGGCGATTGAAGCTACCTATAACAAGCTATACACTAATGTGTATTTATCCGGGTCTGCCAAAACGGGTTTATTAAATGCTAAAGTTACCCTTATGGGGTGTATTTCAGACCTGATAAATGCAATTAATACAGCTATTGCAGACGGACTTACAACACCGGAAGAGAAACAAAACGTTGATGCCAATTTCGCCTATTTCAATAGTGCCTATGCTGATTTCAACACAGCCGTAGAATCTGCAAATAGAGCTATTCAGGATAAGCTAAAGGAGTTCTCGGATATCGCTATGAAAGAAGCATTGCAAGCCTTACAAGACGCAGAAGATGCCGGCAAAGCAGCGGAACAGGCAAACAGCGCAGTTAGTGGTTTGCACGACTATGTGGACGGAGCATTTGCTGACGGCATTATCACGGAAGCAGAGGCTTTAGCCATTGAGAAGTATCTAAATACAGTCAAAAATACAAGGGCAGCCGTCGAAGCTACCTATAACAAACTGTACGCAAATTCATACCTGGAAGGTGAAGCGAAAACAGGTTTGCTGAATGCCAAAATATCCCTATTTGGTGCTATTGACAATCTTATTGCTGCAATTAATGTAGCTATCAATGACGGGCAGATAACCGTTGAGGAGAAGAGGAATGTAGATGATAAGTTTGCCCTGTTTAATTCTGCCTTAGCTAGTTTCAATACAGCGGTTGAAGTTGCGAATAAAGCTATTCAGGATAAATTGAAAGACTATTCAGATCAGTGCTTCGCTGAATTGAAAGTACTCAATACTCAAATCTCCGCACAGGTGACGCGGGTCGATAGCTTAACGCAGAGGATAGATACTGCCGGATGGATTACCACGGCCGATGGAAATAAAATTTATGCTTCTAAAGAGCTAGAAAGTGGCAATACGCTTATATCTTATATCAACCAGGCGGCTGGAGAGACTACGATTCATTCATCTAAAATTAACCTACAAGGTGTCGTAACAATTTCATCACTAAATAGCGAACTGCAAGCAACTATTAATGGTAAAGCAGATAGCGATAAGCTGGGTGCTTTGGCTGAATTAAATTCAGTTGGTATCGAGCATTTAGGCAGTACAATCATTGATGGAGATACGTTGAATACTGGTCTAATTAAAGTTAGACATCTTGACGCAGATTCCGGGTTCATAGGTGGTTTTACTATCGAAAATGGACGTCTCGTTTGGACGCGTTCAGATTATTTCGGAGGGACATCAAGAAGTTTAAAGCTTGGTTCAGGAACTGCAAAGGAAGGCGTTGTTAATGTGACTTTTAATGCTGCAACTGATGGTAAATTTGGAGTTTGTGCAGTAGGAGCAACAGCTGGAGGAAGTGCGGCCATCTATGGTTCTTCTAAATCAAATCCTACATATCCGAGCAATTACATTTATGCAGGTTTCTTTGATGGCAATGTGAATGTATTGGGTGATGTTTCTGCGAATGGATTTTACCCTCGTGATGGGCATGGAAATACTATGGACGTAGTATCAGATATATGGGTATATGGTTTAAAAGACAGCAATACTTTTGGATATAGAGCACATATCGTGAAGGGGATTATTGTAGAATTAAAAAATACATAAAGTTGCAATGAAAGTAAATTTAAACAGAAACTTGCTTGACTTTAGAGGTCGGGAGTTTATTGAATTAGTGAATGGGAAAGAAAGTAAGAAATCTGTCCGTGATTTGGTTGCAGAGGCATTATTTGCAGCTGGTTCTAATCCACAGAAGAATATGGAAACTTCCAAGAAGTTACGAGCATACAAAATGCTACAACAGATTATTAGCAACCGTGGAGTACTTAATATTGAGACAGAAGATGCTGCTCTTTTAAAAGAGATTTGTGGAGAATATCTCACTGCAGGTACATACGGACAAATTTATGATTTAATAGAAGGAGGAAACAAAGAATGAACATTACAGCAACTAACAGCACCGCTTCAACTAAGGTTACGGATGCTATCAGGGTTAAATACAGAATGTCAACCCGTGGTACCGAAGCGGTGAAAGATATTACTGCCGAGATTGTCAAGGATGAAACGGTAGTCGGATTCTTCAATGCATCACGAAATGGAGTAACCGGCTTCTCGCTGCATGAGGATCATGGGCTAACCTCTGGCGAAGTGAAACAAGTGTTTCAGACAGCTATCGATGATTGTAGCGAAGTCTTTAAATAAAGTATTAATATTTTAGATATATGGTTATGGATTATTTCAAAAACTTACTTATTGGATTGATTACCGGTATAGCTGCTTATCTCAATCCTATCTCTGGGGAAATCAAAAGCCTTATTGCTGTATTTGCCCTCAATTTCATTTGTGGACTGCTTACTGCACTCCTTATCAATCATGAGAGTTTTTCTTTTAAAAAGGCTTGGAGGTGTATCGTAGAAGCAACTATTTTCTTTGCCTTGGTTAGTTGTATCTACTTTATAGGCGAGCATAAAGGAAATCCGGAAGGTGCTCTGCAATGTGTCTCATTTATTACGTACAGCGTATTCTATTTCTATGGGGTAAATATTCTTCGAAACATAAAAGAGATTTTACCTAACTCTAGTAATGGTTACAAGGTAGTAGCTTTCTTGCACTATGTATTAAGTGTTGAGTTTATAAAGAACATACCATATTTAACGAACTACTTACAAAAAGGAGACGCAAAATGAAAACTATTGATGCTATTATCATTCATTGTTCGGCCACACGTGCCGGGCAAGATTTACGTGCTAAAGACATTGACCGGATGCACAAGCAAAGAGGCTTTAGCCAGATCGGTTATAACTTTGTCATTGACCTGGATGGAATGATTGAAGAAGGTAGACCGCTCACAGTTGATGGAGCACATTGTAACACCAAAGGTTTCTCGGAATCTTCGTATAACAGACATTCTATCGGTATTTGCTACATAGGTGGCTTAGATGCAGCCGAAAAACCTGCCGATACTCGTACTTCGGCTCAAAAGGCAGCATTACGTGAACTGGTAGCGAAGCTTTGTAAGGAATATCCTATAATTGAAGTGCTCGGACATCGTGATACTTCGCCCGATCTGGATGGCAGTGGAGAGGTGGAACCGGCAGAGTATATCAAGGCGTGTCCCTGCTTCGATGTTCGTTCCGAGTTTTCTAATTTTCTTCGTAATACAGTGATCCGGCCATGAAAGTGCTAATTTATATAACCATATTCCTGATGTCGGGAATATGGTTAAGTTCCTGCAAGGCTTCCCGCAACATGGAGACGGAGAAGCAGATTGACTATTCAGGGGATTTCTTGTATCTGCAAAACTTAATAGAATCACTACGGTTGGATGTGAATAAGCAAACGAAAATTACTACAGACAAACTAAGTGATCTGAAGATTGAAAATACAACTGTTTACTTATCTGCTCCGGATTCAACAGGGAAACAATATCCGGTGAAAGAAAGTATCACTACTGCAACTAAGCAGGATCAGGAACGAACAGAAGTTGATGAAACATTATCTATTACCTTGCAACAGTTCTCTAATCGGTTAGATACTATAAGTAATAAGGTCAATGCTGTTTTGAATCAGAAGGAGAAGATGATAGAGCTTTCTTGTTGGGATATGCATAAAGATAAAGTCTATATAGGTATCATCATCTTAATCGTCGTCTGTTGGTTTGTGTGCAGAATAAGAAGGAAATAACTACTTTCAAATTCATAATAAAAAGACTTAGACTGCCTCTGCTTGTGAAAGTAGGGGCATTTTATTTCTGTATTCCTTATCTTTCTTTGGGAATTTCAGAAAGTTACTATAATTGTACATTAGTAGTATATTTTCTTTGATATTTCGATATTAAGAACTTTCTTTGTCATTAAAAAACAAACTTATATGAAAAATAGTAGCCTTAAAGGAGTAGGAAAAATTTCCGAACTAAATTGGGATAATTCAGACAAAGACAACAGAATTCTTTGTATAGAAAATGCTTTGGCTTTATGTAACTGTAGAGAATGGGAAAAAGCTATATCTTGGGCAAATATCGGTATAGAAACATATTCAATAGGTATAGAGGAAAACGAAATGTGTGATCTTGCACAATTATATGCAATTAAAGGGTATTGTTGCCATTTTTTGGATAGTCAAGAGGAGTCTAAAAAATATTATTTAAAAAGCACAGAATATCACTTTAAAGCCTATAACACAAATGTACACAAAGATAAAGAATTTTATAAGTTTTTGGGCGTAGATGAGAGGAACATCGATTCCATAATAAATAGTATTAGATTAATACATCCCTCTCTTTTTAATGATCCAATGGATGCTCCTATTTTATGTAATAAAGATAATGGAGTACCCTATATAGATATATTTAATGGTATTCGAATTGGCTGTTTCGGAGAGGTAAAAGATGAACTTTTTTATTTGAATCCTAGAAAATGGTCTTTCTATGGGGACTCTCATAAAGGGATTTGTATTTGCTATGATTTTTCAGGAATAGAAGTAACGGACGAATATTTTTTAATGCGAAAAGTCAAATACGAATCCCAATATGAGCCAAATAGAGGAATTGTTGGAGGGCTTTTATCTAAGTCAAAGGTATATGAAGAAGAGGATGAGTGGCGGATTATTATACATGATAGAGAGCTAACAAGCCTTGATTCCCCTAAATTTATACCAATAAACTTGTCTATGATAAGGAAAGTCTATTTTGGTTATAAATGTGATCAAAAAATTCAAGAAAAAATTTATAAGGAATTATCAAATGAAGAAAATATAGAGTTGTTTAAGGTTTTTCCTTCATTTGACAACTTTTATGAATTAACATGTAGACCTTTCAGTATAGATTAAAATAATATTGCTTCCTTAATAATAGTAAAGGCAGTGATTTTTCTGTCTTTACTTTGCTTTCTTCTTGCAATATCTTAACTTTACCTAAAAAAATAAAGTAATGATAGAAGAACAAAAAAACGATCACGATTCCGTTCAAGAGTTACTAACACGTTTCCATTCCGCAAGGTACAATTCAATTAATATAACGAAGTGCTTGCAAATTCTGTTATTGATGACAATAGGAGTTGTATGGGCTACTTTTTATGTAATAGTATATTGAGTATTACATAATATTCCATTATCTTCGGGGTCTCCACTCTGATTTAATACAATAGATGTACGAGTAAAGACACTATGAAGAAAAGCTTTCTTCTCAAAGGAAGATAATCGCTCTTCTAGTTCACCCATTTTAGAACATTTGTAATTTTCTTCTTCTCGATCGTTATCAATATGGAATATTCTTGGTTCAAATCTTTTTTTAAGATTTTCATATTCATAACAAGTTGGGTCAGTCCAAGAAAAACATGATGCCAGTACTTGACAATATTCTCCATCGGTATTAAAAACTGGTATAGCTATATTATCAAAAACTCTTTTAGGAAATTCCATATCATTGTTTATACGGCTAGAGGTATATATAACTCCTATTTGTAACTCACATAAATCTTTCCCCTCATTATTATATAGGTTTCTGTTTTGCTCAATAATATATTCAATTAGTAATTGAGGAATAATATATTCTGGTTTATAATTATCTTTTTGATGTTTTACACGTAAAGAACAAGCGATAACCATAGGCAATCTTACTAATGTTTTTTCAAGGTTCTGCTCAAAATCTAATTGATTAGGTTTTCTTAAATCAAATAATAAAAAGTCTCTAGATGCAGTAAATTGTGACACCATCATATCATCAAATTTAGGTTGATCCATTTCTTCCCAACACGAATAGATTGTACTACCCAAATATAGGCATGGATAACCAGGAAAGCTGTATCTTTGTGTTCTTACTATCCCTCTATTATTAAGTGATATATGAAACATCTCATTATAAGTTCGATGGCGATTATTCTCAAATATGCGAGCTTTGTAAAATAGATCACCTTTTTTTACTGTATAAGAATCAGTGTGCGCAAGGATAAGTGGAAGAATATATTCTTTAATGACACCATAGGCTTTACTATGTAAACCTTTATAGTATGAATCAATACATCCATTGATGGCCCTATTAATATTCTTTATTGTATTGATTGTATTTTTCCATTCAGAATATTGAGATGTAATAGAAACATCTATTTTATTTATGATGTTTTTATATGCTTCAAGAATATCATGCACATCTTTTGGAAAATTGTCTGTCCTCTCTTTAACAGGAATAATCTTATCTATCTCTGAAATTAAATCGTTTGTATTCATAGGTGTAGTTTTCCACAAAGATATTCTATTTTATCAAATTATTCGAATGGTAAGTTGTATTTTAGAGTGAAAAAATTACGTTCTGTGCAATAAACTTGAATCATTGGGAGATTTTCGAATGAAGTTGTTCTCTATAATATATGCATCCATCTTTTCAGCTTCATAGGGCTTGAGTAGTATTTTAATATCTGTTTGAGTTAGAGAAGGATTTAGCCATTTTTCTTCGTCCTCTTTAGATAATATAGCCGGCATCCGATGTTTTGAATTATGGATATAATCAGTCAAAGGGTTGGTATCAGTAGTTATAATAGAGAATGTATCATATTCTTCTCCTGTCTCTTTGTCTAGCCAACGATCGTAAATACCTGCCATCGAGAAGATAGGTTCATCTTTCAGATATATGTAATAGGGAATCTTATTGTTTCCTTCATGTCTCCATTCAAAGTATCCGGTTGATGGCACAATGCACCGTTTCTTCATAATTGGTTCCCGGAATGAAGGTTTCTCAAATATGGTATCCGCACGTGCATTTAGAGTCATTCGGCGGATATCATCTGCATTGGCTTCATCTTTCGTCCAAAATGGTATTAATCCCCAATTGAACACCTGAATCTCGTCACTTTTTGTAATTATAGGATATTTCGGAAAATTGAAAGCATTCACATGGTACTGTTCGTTTAGCATATCTTGATATATTTCAACGATATCTGATTTACGACCGTACCGGGCTGCTAATTTGATAGCCTTAGCACTCATACTATTGTGAAAACACATATTATAGGCAATTAATGTTTATAATCTGACTGATGTCAGTGGTATAACGCCCGGAGAGTTGTTCTTGTTTAAGTTTCCAGTCTCTCCCCGTTCCTTGGATTGCTAATTTAACGAGCTGACTGTGTTCACCGTTAATCTTATCTATTGCCTGTTGAAGTCTTTCCCGCTTTTCACGATCCACTGAATCAAAAAGTCCAAGCTGGGCACCTTCAGTTATTTCAGTGATGATAACTCCCGCTTTTTTATATTGATACCCATTCATGAATATTGTTTTCAGTCCGATCAGCGCATAATGTACTATTTCTTGCGTATCATTAGTTGGTACTGGAAAATGTATAACTGTATTCTTCCAGTATTGAGGAAGATCTTCCCGAAAGTTATTCGTATGAATGAATACCATCAGGGACATTGCATAAGATTTTTGTTGCCGGAGTTTTCTTGCACAAGTGGAAGCATGAGTAGCAATAGCTTCAGCCATCGTGTCTATATCAGTGAGCATCTTGCCAAATGAGCGACTAGTGCAAATTTGCTTCTTGGCCGGTGGAGCTGATTCCATATCAATACATGATATACCGCGAAGTTCTTTCCATGTACGTTCACCTACAACAGTCATATTCTTGCATACCCATGCGCCGGAGAGGTGTGTGAAGTCATAGGCTGTTTTCACTCCTTGCTTTTCAAGCTTTGCTGCTTGTCTACGTCCGATTCCCCATACATCACCGATGTCCGTCAGTTGTAGAGCTTTGATTCGTTTCTCTTCAGTGTCTATAATACATAACCGATTGTATGCAGGATATTTCTTTGCGAACTTGTTAGCGACTTTTGCAAGCGTCTTGGTAGGGGCAATACCTAAACTAACAGGAATACCGGTGCCACGTGTTACCTGGTTTACTATTTTTGTTCCAAGTGATTGAATATATTGAATGCCGTCAAGGTTGATAAACGCTTCGTCGATAGAATAAACTTCCAGTTCGGGTACTAATCCTGCTAAAATAGACATCACTCGTCCGGACATATCACCATACAGCGTATAATTGCTACTGAATACGGCAACTCCGTGACTGCTTACTAAATCCTTAATCTGATAAGCAGGTACTCCCATTTTGATACCTAGTAATTTAGATTCATTACTTCGTGCAATAACACACCCATCATTGTTACTAAGTACGACGACAGGCTTCCCATTAAGCAACGGGTTAAATACCCGCTCACAGGAAGCGTAGAAGTTATTGCAGTCCATCAATCCGAACATTATCTTTTCCTCCGATTCTTTTTAATTGTATAAGTTACTATTCCCCACACCATAAACTCATTATCTCTTGTTACCTTAATCAAGGGATAATCAGGATTGGAGGGAACCAACCAAGCTGCATCAGGTTCTAATCTTACTCTTTTGACAGTAAATTCCCCGTCTATAAAGCACACGGCAAGATCATCATCCAGTAATTCAAGTGACTTGTCAATTACAAGTATATCACCTTCTTCTATTCCCTCATCCTTCATTGAATCTCCGACTACGCGTCCGTAAAATGTGCTAGCCGGATGTCGAATAAGTTCTTTATTCAAGTCTATAGCCTGTTCCAAATAGTCTTGTGCTGGTGAAGGAAAACCGGCCTTTATACCTTCATCTGCAAATCTAAGCGGCAGATTGCTGGATATATCTATTTTATGTATTTCTATTTGTTTTTTCATAACTCTGCTTCTTTTCATTAAGAACAAAAGAGGTCAGGGTTTGCTCACTAAAGATACTCGTTTTTAATTATAAATAGTTTTTTCCCAGTCATCCAACACTGTTACATCCCACCGAGGAAAATCCGGATTAATATAGGTTACAGACCTACCATACACAGAGAAACTTTTTCCAATAAACTCGTCGATAGCTTCATCTTCCCCTTTTTGAAGACAGATATTCATAAAAACATGCATTTCTTCCCAGTTTGTAGGCCCAATGAACAAAGATTCAATGAGCCTACCTTTAACTGGAGCCCCGACAACCTGGTCTTTTATTCGCTCAATGAGAGCAATTGCTTCTTCAAATGTCATATAGATTATTTTCCAGCAAATATAAGAAAAAGGTTCGGTTATCCTTTCATCAGCATAATATCTGCTCTCATCTCTATATATTCAGTATATTTTTCAGGATTGTTGGTATAGTCTATCACCCTGTTTACGGCTATTTCCGCCTGCTTCTGCTGGTGATGCTATGGAACGCCTAGAAAGGTGGTTGTACTGGCTGATTCCTCTTGCGATTATTGCAAGGGTTATATCTTTGTGTTTGTCCCTGGCTATGTAGTCGGGGATTCTTGCTGCTTCTTTTGTAAATAATAGATCTTATTTGTATTTTTGCAAAAAATAAGAATATGGCTAATTTTTATGATATAACAGAATGGAACGAAAAACCTTTTTTTAATACTAAAGGTACACGCAATAAATGTGTAGTTAGTAATCCCGAAGATGATAGCGTGTATTTCTTTAAAACCTCCATGTTAAAAGAGGGGAAAGATTATAAACCAGAGTTTTGGTCTGAAATTATATCTTCAGAAATAGGTCGTTCTTTAGGGTTTGATGTGTTAGAATATAATATAGCAAAACATGGAAGCGAAATAGGATGTATTTCTAAATCTATGAATACCGAAGAAGAATGTTTGACAGAAGGAGTAAGTATATTGACTGGCTATGATAATACATATGAGCCTGAAAATAAAGAATCATATTCAGCTTATACCTTTCATTTTATAAAATCTGCTATCGAAAGTTTTAACTTTGGTGAACACATAGAAGATATCATAAAAACTATCATTTTTGATAGTATTATTGGGAATAGTGACAGACATCAAGAAAATTGGGGGTTTATTACACCATATAAAGAAACCGAATTGACCAATGAAGAAGCAAATCATGTCTTTTCTAAATTAAAAGATCGTTTTAAACAAATAAAAGATTTCCTTACAAAAAATGAAGGATTTAATAATCCAAACGGCCATGTAAAGATGAAAATCCTCAAAATGGAGGGCAGGTATTCTCCTATATATGACAGTGGTTGTTGTTTAGCCAGAGAAAAAAGTGAAGACGCTGTAAAGCAGATGTTGAACGATGAAATAATGTTCGACAGTTTTATCAATCGGGGAAAATCTGAAATAAGATGGGGTAACGATGGAAATAAATTAAATCATTTTGAACTTATAAAAAATATAAGAGTCGAATTTCAAGAAATAGTAGATGGCATAATAAATAATGTTATATCTTTGTATGATGAAAACAAAATACGTGATATAATTTTTTATATAGATAAAGAGCTTCCAGATGATTTGAGAGAAGAATATGGTTTGTCTTCTTATCGTAAGGAGCTGATTTTTAAATTGATAAAAGAACGCATTTTGAGACTAAAAAACATTATATTATGAAGAGATATATAAAACACATCTATCTTATTTGGAGACGTGGCAGGAATGATAGTCGAATAAAGATAGGTAAAATAACTCGGAATCAGACTGAAGGAGTTAGGTTTGAGTATATATCTGATGGAGTAAAAGAAGCTTTAGAAAAAGGTTTTAATATGTATCCGGATTTTCCAAATCCAGAAGTTGTATATAAAAATAATGTTTTAGAAGTATTTGCTCAACGCTTAACTAATACGGAACGTTCCGATATACAGAAATATTATAATTATTGGGAAATTAACCCTAAATTGAAAGATAACAAATACTATGTATTGGCTCAAACTCAAGGATTGTTATCAACAGATAATTTTGAATTTTTAGCAGAATATTATCCTGTTCGTGATTTGAAATTTACTAGTGAAGTTTGCGGACTGACGAGAAGACAATTGCCTAGTGGAACATTAAAGGAAGGAGATATACTAGAATGGAGGTTGGATAAGAAAAATTTATATGATAAATATGCAGTTCAACTCTTTAAAGATGGCATAGACATAGGATATGTTAAAACTGTCCATAGTAAAGTTTTTCATGATTCTAAGTATAAACTTTTTAAAGTTCAAGTAAAGAGTGTAGAGCAAAATGGACATCTTAATAGAGCGTTCATTTCGATTACAACAATCGATAGAAAGCATTCGAGCCCTTATTGAATATGACACTCCCGGTGTATTAGATATGCCAGGATTTTTATACCTTTGCCGAAAACTAACACGGCCGGGGAATTTCAACTGGATAAATGCGCTAAAATTCTTGATGTTGGGAAGTACCTTGATTCGATGATTTCAGTGATTTCGAGGAACTGGGAGAATCCTACGTTTTACCCGACTGTAGACCTGTTGAGATTGTTTAAAAACAAAATAGAGAAGGCAGCCGAATAAGCTGCTTTTTTTGATTATATCCAACTTTGTTTCTATTATATAAAGTATTCGTTATATTTGCATAGGAAATCATCTAAAAATGATGTTTTTTTGCTTTCGGTTTTACTTATGATTTACGAAGGCTCTAAAATTGATAGGCTAATTATTTTATAGCTAGATTGTTATATTTAAATAACTCCAAATTTCTTATAATGTTTATGTCCATTCTTTTGATTGGAATGTAAGTAAATGATTGAGTTAATGGTAAGTGAAGAGGGTGTCCTTTTCGAGTAATAATTAAAGATCGTAAAATGAGAGAAACAAATTTTTGTCGCTATTTTGGTAAATTTCATTCTGTTCCATCTGATCCCGAAGAAGCCAAAATATATAATTACGAACAAAAATACATGAACTGTTACTATGCTGAAGACAGCAGTCATTTGCTTGATGAAGAGATGGATTGGTATGATCAAGCCGGTTTATCTCATTTCTGTGAAAATGATTCTACCCCTTATTCACTGAAAGCACATTTATATGTGTCTTATCGTCGTGACAATGAGGACTCCACTCCTGAAAGTTTCAAACAGTGGTATAAACAGATTTACCTGAAACGTGGAAATTCTTAAAAAAGAGGTGTGTTCTGCATTTTGTTGGCACTTTGTATAGTTTTGCTCTCATCATGCAGGCATCATAGTGTTTAACCCGATGACTGGGAACTAAAGTTTTCCATTATCTTTATAATAGGCATATTGATCTATATAAGTTGATTCATTCATTTTATCGCACAGCCGCCATGTAACTTGTGGCAACCGTTGTTTTGAATTGATAAAAATCTGTTTGGATGATGATTTTTTGCTTGTATTCGACAAAGAGAAGGCAGCTTACTAGGCTGCCTTTATCTTTACCCCTTCATCAACATAATATCCGCTCTCATCTCTATATAGTCCTTGTATTTGTCCGGGTTGTTCACATAGTCTATTACTCTGTTTATGGCTATCTCCGCCTGTTTCTGCTTTACTTTTGTATAAAAAACGCTCGCATCGGTCGGCAAACTGGATGTGGGCGTTTGGTGGTTAATAGGTTAATTATTAGTGAAATTGAGATTTATTATTTAGGTGTAATTATGGTCATTACTTTTAGTGCATCTGTTTCTCGGTTCAAGTCACGTTCTATTCCTACCGGATTGGCAACTCTTCCTTCAGGATCGTAAACAAAACAAATTAGAGTATCGCAATCAGGGTGTGCGGTGTATCTCTCTATGTCTATCATTAACTGTTCACCTACTTCTTTGGCTCCTAAATTATTCCGAGTCTTCTTCACCTCTATGACAATCTTCTCCTTTTTTAGAAGGAAATCCATACGAGAAGCAGCACCTGCATAAGTTGGCGTCCACTCTTCTGCGCGTACATCATCGAAGTGCAAACGAAGAAGTGCGTGTAGTAAGTCCTGCACATCATATTCATCCACTATCTCGATAGTTGAACGGTTTGCATGACGTTGTTTTAGCTGACGTGATATTTGATGAAAACGATTACAGATATTTTGCACTGTGGTAATTGTATCATTAGAGTCGATGTTAGTACCATCTTCCCTAATTTCTATTTCTGCAATCATGCCATCCATCATTGTAGCACATCTATCTAAATCTCTTAAATATGATTCCTTTATTTTGGTGTTGTGAGTCATTGATGGGCTAATTAATTGTACTTGGGGATAAAAAGCTAAAGCATCAAATCTTTTATAATAATTGGAATTAATTCCAAAAATAGCTTTTATCACGACTTGGGTCTGCTCTCTCCAAGACTGAAAAGGTTTAACTAAAGAGTTTTCGTATACTTTGAGTGAATCGATTTCATTCTGTTGCTTTATAATAAGTTCTTTTGCTCTTTTTTTTTCCATTCTTTTGCTATTTTTAAAGGTTTTCCGCCAGTTTCTTAATATCCTCCTTGCTATTCACAACATGAGTGCTGTCCCCGATCCGGATGGCTCCGACTACTTCGTCGGAAGACTTCTCGAATAGAGCTGTGACTTCCACTCCAAGAGCATCGGCTATCTTGGAAAGTGTTTCAATAGTGGGATTGCCTTTTGACAACGTATTAGCTAATGTAGAACGGGCTACCCCCATTTTGTCAGCTAAATCTTGCAGGGTAATACCTTGCGATTTACAATGTTCGGTTATTCTTAGGTTCATAAGCATGTATTTTTTTACAAAAGTACGTTTATTCTCATTTTATACTATTATAATAGTATTAAATAAGGTTAATATACTAATTAAATAGTTCTTTTTGTTCGCATGCGTACTATTTAAATAGTATATTTGCATCATCAAAGTACAACAAAATAGTATAAACGCTAAAAATATACGATTATGAAACGCTACAACTTATCTCAAATCATGAAAGATGCTCATAGATTATATAATAATGAGTATCAGAGAAAAGGTCGCTCTTGGGGCGAATGTCTGCAAACTGCTTGGCGTTGGGCGAAAGATGCTGTAAAGGTACGTGCAGAGAAAGAAGCCAAGTTACAAGCTATGGTTGAAGCAAGCTGGGCTGCTCATAATGAAAGAAAGAACCAACCGGCACAACCGGATAGCTTAACTTGGTCTGACTGTTACAATTCAAATAGTAAAGGCTATATGGGCTCTCAATACTGCGGTGATTAAAGCAAAAGAATATAGAAATGAATAAAGAATAAACATTAAATAAAAAGAATTATGAAAGCAACAATAGCAATGACAAAAGAAGCTCAAAAGAGAGGTGAGTATAAAGAGACATCTTTGGATGCATATAAGAAGAACGCAGATTTTCTTATTATCTCATGTGGTTACAGAAGTGCAATCAGCTTTAACAAGCCCGTTGAACTGAAAGAAAGCCGTTCTATCAGCCGTGCAAACTGTGGTGGTCATGTCTATTATGTAACTGATAAGGCACTGGATAAACTGAAAAAAGAATATTCGTGGTCTTGTGATTTCTAATATAGTCCGAAAGTGGTAGTCTTAGACGTTGGCAATAGCGATTAAGTGAGTGCACGCACTGAAATCGAACCGTCAGCCGGATTTTAAAGTATAAACACATAAAATATAACGATTATGAAAAAAGAAAAATATGGCAACAATTGAAATTGAATGTTCAAATACACATTCAATACCAGTATTCAGCGACTTTTTAAATGAAGTACAAAAGCGGTTTTATATTGAGAAAGAAGCTAAGAGTGAATTATATTCTTTTATCATACAGATGGGGCTGTTAGACCAATTTAGAGAGTTTTCTCAGCATTATAAGGGCGTGAATCATCATGCTGCGTGTATTGATATGCTCACAGTATGATTTTTACACGATTATTCAGAAAGGCAGTCTTAGCACGACCTTTGAAGACTGCCTTTTATTTATTAACTTTAAAGCAAAAAAGCATGGATGAAATTTGGAAAGATATCAAGGGATATGAAGGCTTTTACCAAGTATCTAATTTAGGTAGGGTTCGTTCACTTGATTGTGTTATTATTAGGGTAAATGGGAGAACCATGACTAGAAAAGGGGCATTAATTTCACATAAAATTAATACTCAAGGTTATCCAACAGTCAGACTTCACATAAAGGGAAAATATCAAAATATTCCATTACATAGATTAATAGCAGAAGCCTTTATTCCAAATCCAGAGAATAAACCATGCGTAGATCATATAAATACTATAAGAATAGATTATAGTATAGACAATTTAAGATGGGTTACATATAAGGAAAATTCAAACAATCCAATTACTCATAAAAGGAATAAACAGAATTCCTCCTCTAAAGAAGCAATTGCGAAGAAACTCTCTACATTAGTTCGTAATAAAGCGAAAAATGCTCCTAGAAAAGTTTATCAGTTTAGTAAAGATGGTACTTTCATTGCTGAACATGAAAGTGCAAGCGAAGCTGGTAGAAAATTGAATATTTATTGTGGGCACATTTCATCAGCTTGTAATAGATATGCCCACCAAATAACCGCTGGCGGATTTCTATGGTCATATAACAAGAATGAGGTACCAGAATATAAGCCATGCAAGAAAAATATGAGACCAATAAATCAATATGACAAGGAAGGTAACCTTATAAAAAGATGGGATAGTGTTAAATCCATATTGAAGCAATTCAACATCTCAAGATATTATTTACTGCAATGTCTACAAAAGAAAGTCGAGGTTCACGATGGCTTTAGATGGGAGTATGACGAGAAACAGCCTACTTAAAGTATCTAGATTGGGAAACATGACTTCAAGTAGGCTGTTGTTTCTTACTGCTGTAGAAGAATAAGTCTTTCTCTGAATTCTATAACATCTTTGTATTTATCGGGGTTATTCACATAATCAATAACCCTTTCTACGGCTGCTTTAGCTTGTATAGCTCTAGTGCGTGTATAATATCGAATAACTCCCCTACTCTTATCTGAATGACCGAGACAGTAATCTATCACCCCATCTGGTATGCCAAGTTCGGAAGCGAACTGGGCGAAAGTTTTGCGGGCAGAATAAAAGCACAATGTCTGTTTGATTCCTAAGTGCTCTTTTAGCTCTCTCATGCAAAGATTGATATATTTTTGCAAATTAGAATAGGTATAAGAATACCCTAAATCCAAAAATCCTTTTTTATTTATGTACTTACTGATAATTGCTTTCGCTTCGCTATGTATAGGTATCGTTATGACTGATTTTCCAGTCTTAGCATGAACAGTCTTGATTCTTTCAAAAGAAAGTATATCCACCGACAAATCAACAGATAATAAATCTTTCAGATTGATACCACACAAATAGAAAGAGAGTAAAAACATATCCCGACCTAAATTCAACCGTTTTCCTTCGACTTCCGCCCTTTGTATTTTCTGAAATTCTTCTATTGAAAGATCGCACTCTTTAGGTTCTGCTGTTGGTATTTTCGTGTACGCAAATGGGTGCACATCCGTTTTCAGAACACCTGATTTTATCAGCTCGTTTATCCGGGCTTTCAGATGGGTCAATCTCAATCCGATGTTCCCATTAGCATAACCTTTCTTTATCATCCACTTTTTAAAATGTTCTACCAACAAAGTATTAATTGCAGGAATAGGTACATCTCCTTCCGAATTAGCAAACACCCGTACAGTCTCCTCATTCATTTTGGCATAGCTTTCCCTACCCTCTTCCCTAATTTCATTTATGCGCTGTTTCCAGAAATCCAAAAACGAAATATGTGAAGGGCGTTCTTTAGACATTATAATCCGCTTTATCTGAATTGCAGAAAAATAGTCTATGCATTCAATAGAATTAAATTTCTCTTTGTATTGTGAAAACACAAATTCAAGCCTTTTATTCATGACATTCGCATCCTTCCGGTAAGCGACTTTACCGTTATCGAATTCTGCAATATCATCTAACAGAAACTCTGTTTTGATGTAGGCACGTTCTTTCTTTTGGGAGATGCAGACTAAGATGGGAAGCCTGCCATCATGTTCCTTAATGGAACTTAAAATTGTTAATCTGATTGTTGCCAT